TCAAAGTGGATTAGTAATTTACAATATGAATCCTGACCGCCACCGATATGTAAAATATTGTTAGCGTCCGTTTTGGTGTTCTGCATGGCTTCCGTGAAGTCTTTAGGATTGGTGGCTGAACCGTCATCACCAACCACGGCGGTAGAAGATATGACAGCAGCAACTTTCATTTCATTGCCACCCCACATACACGAATCAACACCGTTGCAGTAGATAAGTTGACCATCAGGAGCCTGTGAAAAATAACCTCGTCCCGCACCTGCTGAATCCGTCCATACAGCCGTTGCGCTAAAATCGCCGGCACTCGGAATTGCTGTTGTATTATCTAAAATCTGCGAAGCTGTGAGACCCGTATTGTAGGCCTGAACCAAAACATGATTTTCAGCAGGTTGTGATTTCTTGAAGTGGAAAGCGTTTCGAGCTTTTAAGTAAGTCGTTAATGCTGTAGTATTTATTTTAGTATTACCGGAAACACCCTTGATATGCGTATCAGTATAACGCATATTAGTCAGAGTTTTAAAATTAGTCCCCACAATAGAAGGTTCGCCGGTAATTAATTTACCAGATAAAGGTATCTCTAAATGTTTTTTTCTTGAATCAGGCATTATGAACCTATATAAGTGTCGCTTGTAATGTCATAAGAACCGCGTTGTGTAATATCGAATTTCATCTCAGGAACTTCTTTTTGGGTAGCTAATAAACGAGCAATAATGTCTTTTGATTCTTTCGCCATAGCATATAAAGTCTTTGAGACTACCCTGTCCCAATCCTCCGCAAGGCTTATAGCTAGATTGTAAACAATGTATGCTTTGTATTCGTTAGGCATTGAAACCGTTGTGGTCGTATCAGTAAATTCAGTAAAGTTCTTCCATGTGGAAAAATAAGCCGTATAAGCGTAATCAGGGGCGCAATTAAAGATAACCTTTGCCGCCGTATATTCAGGGAGAAAATAATAATTATTAGGACAGCCGGAAATATCTTTATCGTAATTAGAATTATAATCTTTAGAGGAAAGCGGGGTTATAACATGGTCGAGTCCTTCCGAATCCCTCAAAAAACAATGTTCAATTTTAATAGGCCGTGCTGTGGCCAGAAGCGTTCCACCGGTTCCCCAAGTGTAAGAAGATGTACCGACTACTAGGGTTGCCGATTCATCTGTAAGACAGTGAACCATAAAATCAGCACCCTCTAAACTAATCAGATTATTTAAGGAAATTAATCCAGAAGCTGTCTGTGCGGCAGAAGGTGAATCAATGCCTATCTTCTTAAAAGCCGCTGTTAAGATGTCTCCCGCTGTACTCATGTTATGCCCCTAACCCTATTGTTTGATATTTCTTTTTAAATCTTCCCGTGTCCTCAATTTGTTCAAACCCGTTTTTCATTTGTTCCGATACGGCTACAACTTCCCACTTTTCCCACTTAATCATTGACCTGAGAAGACCGTTTGATTTGTTAACAATCAAGTTGGGGTACTTGCGGCAACATTCCGACAAATATTGTGATTGGAGAAACATATTGGGGTTCGTAATGAAGTCTCTTCCGCCGGAACGGACGATAAACATATTCTGGTAAGCGAAGTCTGCCGTAGAAGAAATATTGAAATCGTTTTTATAAGAACCGTCACACCCGAATAAGTAGGTCTTACGATGTCCCAAATACCCGCAAAGATGAACCATTACACAAGCCGTAGAAGTCCCGCCGCCAATGCCATATTTTTCATCGTCTGCCACCGTTGTAAAAACATGGATGTTATCGTAAATAAACTGTGCGGGACTACACCGTGTAGCGAAGAACGCACCTCTTATTAAATTTCCCTGCCTGAATACTTTAGGTGTCATGTCTACTGAAACGAGGTAATTAACTATCCCTAATTCAGATAACCAACCTGCTGTATCATTTATAGCGTAAATTTCATCAGGCCAATTTTTTAACTCGTCAAGGTGCTCTAAAATACTAGGCGCACCCCCTACAACTGCGGCAGGTTGTCTATTGTGCCCCCTGACAACATAAGGGTATCTCTTAGACGCGATAATATTATTTTTTACTTCATCATCGGAATAAGGTGTTTTTACATTTATTTCTAAATTAAACATTACTTTCTTACATCTTTCCTGTTAGAAGTTATCTGTCCCACTTCCCTTCTTGAATCTGATTTATATAAAAGGACATCGGGATTGAAATTTGTCTGGTCGCACATCGAACAAATGTACCTGGAGAAATCCTTGTTCTCATGTGCCTTCCTTAATTTATTGTAAGGTTTTCCTTTGTATATTTCCTCTATGGTTTGAGTGTTCATATCGCCCATGATCATTCTTTTATTAAGGTCAAAACAACACGGTGAAACTGTCCCGTCAGAATGAATATACATCGGAGCATTAAAAGGTCTGCCGCAACTAACCTGTCTATCTTTATAGACAGTTCTGTAATTTCTACCGTCAACCCAATTATGAGGTGTCCATGAAAATATTTCGTCTAGTTTTGGTTCCCAATATCTAATCCAAGCGGTTTCCTCGTGTTGATTTATTTCTGTCACCATATACAAACCAATGGTGTACGGCTTTTTCTTATACTTGGAATAATCTAAGAGTCCTTCGATGTTTTCCATAGATATTGAGTATTTCAATTTACCTCTGTGGAAAGCCTCGTAGGTTTTTTCTGTCACTCCGTAGATACTCAATTTTAATGTATCAACGTACTTCAAAACATCGTCCCATTTAGACTTGTCCATGTTGAATCCGGTTGTAGAAACAAAAATATTAGCATCCGGAATTTTCTTTCTGACATACTCGAACCTTTTAAATAGTTTAGTATCTAAAAAACAGTCACCGAAACCACAACAATCAAGAGACTCGACTCCGTAATTAGAAGCATCGTCAATGATTTTATTAAACAACTTCATGGTCATTATTGCGGGTTTTTGTGTAAACTTTTCTCTAGGGCAGGTTACGCAATGAGCCTGACAAAGATTTGTCGTTTCGATAATGAGTTGAGAGTTTTTTAGTTTCATAATTCAACCCACCAAAGAGAATCAACAATATTAACCTTGCCGAATTTCTCATTAACGGCTTGCTTAACTCCAGGGAAGTTGTCCGAATAATCATGTCCGCAAATGTACTTTGTGCATTTAGGCAACCACGCTTCTATATCATCCTTGCATGATTCATATGTGTGTTCGGCATCTATGAAAACCATGTCTACCTTATTCTCATTGAAACTCTTTGCTATATCGGTAGAATATCCTTTTAGTATTGTAAGATTCGGGAATGAACCGACATTATTTATAAATTCAGAATAAACATCTTCTTTTCTTGCCATTACAGAAGTTAGATCTCCGCTAGACCCCTTCCAATGATCAACGGCATAAACTTTACCTTTGCAAGCCCCTAAAAGAACCTTGGTGCTTCTACCCTTCCAACTTCCAACCTCAACAACGCTGTCAGATTTTGCCGCTAATTCGGAAAGGAGATTCAGTTCCTGTTTTGATGTCCAACCATTTATTCCTTCCTGGTCGTCATAGTGTTGTTCTATCCCTTCTATTGTTCGCCCCATAAGATATTCATGGACATTCCCTTTCCAATGTTTAGTTCCGGTATGGATAAAGTTTATGTTTGGTTCTATAAACATTTCGCCACCCATTTCAACCCATCGTTTGCAGAAAGCAATGTCCTCGCCGTACCATGTATTATCATTCTCAAAGATCATCCCTGTATCAAAGAATGAATACATTTCTTCATGGGATTTTTTCATATTGTAATGTGCGGACATTTCTTCAAACACTTTACGTTTTATCCGCATGAAACCCGTTGGAACCATTTTAGCGTAAACAAGTCCGGTTGCTTCTTCCTTGCAGTTATTGTTTTTATCGAACAATAACGTCATAGGAAAATCTTTTTTATCCTGTTTAAGCGGATAAATGCCGGCGATAATATCCTTGTCGTGGACAAGAAGTTTCGATATGGAATCTTTTTCAAACCCTACGTCTGCATCTATGAAAATCATATTGTCACAATCACTTTTTAAGAAGTAATAAACACAAACATTTCTTGCGGCAGCTATATAAACGTTGCCGGAATGGAAATATGGCGTGACAATGTGCCCTTCGTCCCTTAATACATTAACGGCTTTTAAAAGAGACTCCACGCAGGGAGTTGTTAATTTTCCGTCATAGGTTGCTATAGCGATAAATAGTTTCAAGTTTGCCTCCTTTCGTTAAAGTTGGGGAGAGAGTTTTCCCTCTCCCCTATTATTGAACAGTCTAAAATTTTCAAACTTTACCCTGTGATCAAAAGACCCAAACTCTCTAATGTCGATCTCAAGGCATAGAGATCAGCCGCCACGGAAGCTGCTACTGTCGTTGCCGATGTAGCCGCAAAAGTTGTAGTCGGCTTGACTATTGGTGTAGTCAGGCCATAGAAACCAATCTTCCCATCAGAACGGCCAAAATTAGTTCCGTCATCATTTCCATTATCGATATACTCAACTGCCATAATTGTTTATCCTCCTTTCAAGAATTATGAACACATCCGAACTGCCCAACGGGGGCGAATACACTTGTAGCCAAACAAAACGTCAATACGGCAAGGGAATTTGTCATTCACAACATCGTATTGACGAACAATCCGCATAGAAATACCATCAACAGTCTTTCGTGCCGCAAAATCAACCCCCTGCGGCATTTCAAGGTCGGCCGTTACGAAGGCAAAGGCGTCCTTGTGGTAAATCAGGGAGTTGGTATATGCCGTAGAAACCGCACCGGAACCACCAGCCGCAACCGCTACGATAGTCCCTGAACCTGTCCATGAGGAGCAGTAACAGTTCTGTTTTGCACCACTCTTATAGATGGCAGGAGAAACAATAGGGTTGGTTGCGCCACCGGAAACCGTAGTTCCCGCGGTGATAACACTGAATTGTTTTAAACTTGCCATCTTGGTTTTTGTTTCAGGGTTGACATTGTAAACACCCGCAATCGTGAATACAGTACCGGTTGGCAAAGTAGTGCCCGTTGCGGCTGCGGTAATAGCGATTGTAGCCATTCCGTTGGTGATCAATGACAGATCGGTAACGGGAGATGTGTCAGAGAAAGTTCCGTTGGTGTGAACGGGGGTAAGCTCAGATTCAAAGAAATCAATTCCCGCTATACGACCCAATGCTCCTTCTTTATACTGCTTTTCTATTTCAGAGGCAGAATGGAAAAGTGATTTCCCGTCCGTGATAATGGAGTTAGCCGCTAGAGCGTCAACCAATCCACTTCTATCGCCGGAGGGTGCAAGTCCCTGCTGCAATACAGCACGGCAAGCAAGAACATCAGATAACACAGGTTTTGTTCCGAAAGTCGTATTCTCAAACTGGTTTACATATGGATAAACACCATTGATAACAGTTTTCTGCACTTCCGCAGCAAGACGAGTAACAGCAGGAGTCAGAATCCTGTCTGAAAAATCATCCATTGAGAGAGTAAGTTCCGCAGAACTGAAATTCATGTCAACACCCAACTGTGTCGCCAGAACCAGTTCCTGTACTGTTTCGGTAACGTCCTGAGTATCCATGACGGCGCCTGTACGAACCGTAAATTCATTCGGTTCCCTGATTTCCAAATACCCGCCATTCTTCGCACCGGTAACAGCAAACCTCGAATCATATTGTCTATTAATTGTCTGCAAGAAAGCAGCTTTGTTGTGAAAAATAGCCAATGCTTTGCGGGTAATATCTCCCGCTTGCAATGTCTTAATTGTATTTCCCATGATTATCCTCCATATTTAGGTTTAGTTCGTCTTTCAGCTTCACGTTTCCTGTCCATAGCGACCCATTCAGCATCAGACATTTTTGATTCATCAACTACTGCACCACCTGTCATCCCGACTGGTTTAATCGGGGATGGTGCGCTTGTGGATGTTTTGGTTTTTTGAGCCAGGATTAATTTTGTCTCCAATTTCCCCAACTCGTATATTTGAGACTGCGGTGACAGAGACCGTATCTTTTCGGCAATCCCGTGATTTTCCGGTCTGCCAAGGAAATAAGAAACCATTGCACCTTCATCACTGTTCAATAATACTTCACGCATTACAGGACTAAAAACGGGTTGTTCTACAATCTCGTCAAAGTCCTCGTAGGTTTCTTTTAATTTCTTAGCTTTCTCGTTAAACCTCTCTATTGCCGCTTCTTCCGCCTTTCGTTTTTCAACTGCCTCTCTCTCTTTGGTTTTCAGTCCGTCTTTCCAATCATAGAGAGCGTCTTCATAGGCTTCCTGTGTTTCAAAGTCTTCAATCTTTGGACGGCCGGAAGTTTGTTGAACAGGAGGTTTGCTTTTTTCAGCTAATTCCTGACGTAATCTTTCTGCTTCCCTCTCTGCCTCATGCCTTTTACGCGTAAGTTCGTTGATTCTTTCCTGCGCTGATTGTTTTTTTGGGGCAGGAATCACTATTTCATCAGGTTGAGTTTCTGTTTCTTCCGGTGTTTCCACAGTTACCGAATCTTCTTGAACATCTTTTCCTACCTGATCTTCTGTTGCGGCGACTTCATCAGTCGAAATTACTTCTTCCATTGTGTTCTCCTTTTTAGCGTCCTTAGACGAGTTGCGCCTTTCGGCGGATAATGCGTTTATGATTTGCTGTTTTTCATTACTGACCCATAACCTGTTGGTGTGCAATGTTTTCAACTCCCTGACTTTGAACCTGTTCCCCTGCCGCCGCTTGTTGTTGTGCTACCACTGCCTGTTCAATTTTAGCAGCAACTTCCTGTGCTCCCGGCCAATCGCTGTACTTGAAAATCAATGGAGCAATTACAGGAGCCAACATAGGAGCGTATTGCATTGACTCAATCAACATCCTGACCATTTCCTCTCTCTTGGAACCGAAAGAGGCGCCTACCGTAGCAATGACATCAAACTTACCTACAGTTAAATCGTTTGCAATGGCGGGTTCCCCGTTTGCTCCAACGGCAGGTTGGTTTACCTGTGCCACACCCCGTTCTCCGTTTTCTCCGAGAATATTCAAAGCTCTCGGCGTATCGTAAATCTTCGGTATCAAGTCAACTATCTGCCTCAGTCCGGCAATAATAGCCCTTGAAGCGTTATCAACAAAAGTAAAAGTCCCTTTATCCGACTGGTTAATTCTTGCTATAATGGCCTTTCCTGATCTTTCGTTGGAGGCCGCGCCCTTTGACGCTTCATATCTACCAAGATAATCTTCAATGTCATAAGCGGTGGATTGCATCATCTGAATAATGGCAGCGGGAACTTGTGTCTGTGGTTCCCTTGTTGGTTTGTTTATCCCGGCGATTGCGTTATATCTCAAATACATCTTCGGTTTTAAGTTTGCCTCTGCCCACTCGCTCTCAAATCCTCTAATCTGTCGGTGGTCAATGATAAACGGTGTCTTGGGTGTCAACATAACATTTTCAGTGGCGGCGCTCGCCCAGTAGTTATACATCTGCTGTGAACCTTTCGCCCCGCGGATTAAAGACAGGTAATATCTCTTCCCGTCAACTACCACCTCATCACCAAACATAGGAATTATAGGTATCCCGCTGCCCGCCCAGTCTGTTTCGTCTAAAATCTCTGCACCGTTTATTTTATACCATTTAACCCTATGTTCCTGAACGTCTCTTTCCCGTATTATTTTTAATCCGTCTGCGTTAATAAGTTCTATGGTTTTTTTATCAAGCTTGACTATCTGTCCGTCAGAAACAAGACCTATCTTTGTCGTGAAATATTCTTTTTTAAAATACTCGCAAATTTTAATCTTGTCTTGAAGCATCCACTCTCCAAGAAGATTATTCCCCTCGCCCTTAAACTCATGTTTGTTGGCTTTCGGATAGAGTCTTACGAACAATTTATTGTCTAAAAGTTCCTCTACAAATCCATATTCAGCATCTTCAAAATTAAACTCTGTGGCGAACGGGTCAAGGTGAACACTAAGCGGGTTTAAAATCCGCTTTAATTTGATTTCCTGATCAAATGAATTATCATCGGTGTATTCCGTACTTATTCTGAAATATCCTATTGAACCCGCCAAAGAACATGAATAAGCTGTGTCATAAATAACCGGTGCGTTCGATGTATATTCAATCTGTCTTAAAATTCCGTTGTAAAGTTCAGCCATTTTAACATCGGCCTTATCGTCAACCGGAATTACCTTCATTGAGGGTCTGTTTTGCGAAAAGTCACCCCTGCACTGACGAACAAACTTCTGTAATTTATTTACTGTGATTGTCGGTCTGTTACCCCTATCGGCTTTTATATTGTCAGGCCATTGGCCGGAATCAACATCGTAGGTGAATTTTAAATCTTCCCTTGCGGAATCGTATATATCTTTCCAACCTTCACAAGCGGTCTTATAATTTTCTTTTGCTTCGGATATAATATCAGCCATTATGCCCTCATCCAATCGTTGCTGCCGCCACTTGAAACATGAGTCGGCAGGGGAGCAATCTCATAATCTTCATACTTTGTTCCTGTTAAAGCAAATCTGTAGGAATTCTCCATCATATGATCATAACCGTCCTTCGCCGGCTTCCCGTTATCATCAAATGTCCAACGCATGACTTCAAACAGCCATCTTTCGCAGTCCTCAAAAACATACATAGTCGGAAGTCCATTGACCCCTTTTAGCCATGTCTGTAAATTCTTGATTCCCGAATCCTTGTCTTTTGAGGCAACATGCAAAGTTATTCCGTGCTCACTTAATTTAGCCTCAATCTGTGAAAATGTATCTTGTATGTCAGTTCCTAAAGCGTTTCGCATGTAAGCGGTATCACCCTTGGAAAGAGGGTCGATAAAAGCGTCCTCTATTTTCCATCCGTGAAACTTCATCTTACGAATTATGTCATCTGCTATCCCCTCAGCGTTTAAGTTCTTCCACTTCTCGCCAATTACATATTTAATATCCTGTTTATTGACAGTCCAATAAGTAATTGCCTGTGGCGTACTCAAGTGAAAGTCAATCATTGGAACCACAGGCCAGTCAGTAGGAACATCAAATGGCTTAATAACATGAACATTAGCGTCAAATTCCTTCAAAACACGACCTACAAGCGATTTAAACTGTCCGAACACCCTAGGGGGTACGTCCGAAGGGTCTATATCCTTAATGAACTTTAAAATCTTTAATTTTGATATTTCCCCCTGCTTATCTTCGGGAACCAACTTGACTAAATAATCATCCGCGCGGTGTCCCTGATCTGAAACAGGTGTCTTTTTCTCCGCATCCTCAAAAAGCAGCAAATCATAATATTCTTTGATTTGTTTTTCATCCAAACCCAAAGAAGTAAGAACCTTTTTTTCACTCTTTACCAAATCAGGATTGTCGAGTATCGAGAGACCATCTATAATCCCGACATCTCTTCGTCCGCTCAATACAATATCATCTAAAATCCACGCCTCTTTAATAGGGGTCAGGGTCATCAAAGTTTTTCCGTTGTCCAAAAGAAGCCCTCTGCTTAAAGCAACGTGTTTAGATTTCGGCGGTGGCTCATCTTCCCATGCGGCCTGACACCTGAACGACTCAAACAAGTCATCATCCTGCGTGTAGCACATCATTATAAAACGGCTCTTATTAAACCACTCCCAATAATACTCAACTCCCTGCTCGTTCTTCTTAGTGGTGTACCAACCCTCAGGCGCCCATTTCTTTAACTCCCCGACTATCGTCCTGCCCAAATGCGCCTTCCAATCCTCACCTGTTATAACTATATCAACAGGGGGCTTAATACCTAAAGAAGAACATCTGTACCACTGACCCCCAACCTCAATAGCGTCCGGCAAAGTAGAATCATAACCCTGTGTCCATGGCTCATAGCCCAATGCCCAAGAGATGACCGTGTTTGCACCTTTGGCCGTATTGTGATGAATCAACCCCCCCGCAAAATAATTGTGATATTTTTCTACTTCAAAATCATAAACGCTATTGACACCAATAGAATTAATGCTTATAATATGGTTGGTATTAATATAAACAGGAGGTGAATATGAAGGCAAAGTATAACGATTATAAAGACCAACTTCAGGATTTAATTGAGAATAAGAAGATGCAACATCAAAAGGTAGCTGAACTCCTTGGACTAGACAGGGTGACGGTGACAAGATGGTGTAAAAGATTTGGTTTAAAGACTCAACCGCATGGTTCACGTTCCGGCGAAGGTCATTCCAACTGGAAAGGAGGAAAGATTTTAATCGGTGGATATTGGTATGTCTATAAACCTGAACACCCTTACGCAACAAAACTTCACCGTGTCGCTGAACACCGTCTTGTAATGGAACAAAAACTCGGCCGTTATCTTGAACAAAATGAGGTTGTCCACCATATTGACGGGGATTCACAGAATAATCATCCCGATAATTTAATAGTTTTCCAGTCGAACTCCCAACATCTGAAAGATGAGTTAAAGGGGAAACGCCCGAATTGGTCGGAAGAGGGTTTTGAAAATATGGCAAAAGCCCATCCTGAATGGAAGTCCATCCATTCTCCGTCAAAATCCGGTGGTGATCTGCCCCCTCAATCCAACGACCATCAGACATAGTTATTCGATAGCATTGATGAAGTCCACGCTTTTTAAAAGGAGCGTGGGCTTTCGCTATTACTTTCTTTTCACCGTCCCAAGCATATACGTCAAAAGATTTATGATTTTCAAAGAGCGTTCCTAATGGTATCTCCCCATTAGGTGTATCTATAAGTGTTGAATATGTTAAACATTTGCCGATCTTGTTAGTTGCGATTTCCGCAACCGTGTTCTTACTCCTTAAAGCTTCCAATCCTCGTTTCTGCCAAGGATAAGGCTCCCAAAAGAACGTCCTGTTCCTGCTCTTAAATTCGTTTATCCGCTTTATCTCAGCGCTTAACGCTTTCTTATCAGTCGTCTCAGTCTTATCAGCCGTCTTAGCCGTCTTAGCCATCTCAGACATCACTTCCCCAACACAAAACCACAATAACAAACGCTACCAATATTAAACCTGCGTACACCTCTGACATAAAACCTCTGGCATAAACACCCTTTTGTAATTTAGAAGGGTTCCTGCGGCAAAAAACGCCGGAGATTATAAACACCCTTTTATAATTCCGATATTTAGAGGGAGGATAGTATCGCAATCATCGACTTAAAAATTGACCTGTACCCCCCCTACTACTGCCTCTATATGCCTATATACCTATATACCTCTATATCCTTGTATGTACTTGATATGCTTATGTTTATATCCTGTTTTGCGCGCCAAGGAGACATAACACACCCTATAGGACGTAACATACATAACATATTGATTTTATTGTGTATTTACATTTGGTTACGATTTTACCAAGCATATACCGTGCCAATATTATCATTGGTCGGCCCCATCATCATCAATATTTATTATGGATTGCATTCCCTTGATTTTTGCAATGTCGCCATGTAACTGTATGATATTATTAGTAGATTGTCCTCTCTCGAGACGCTCCTTATCATAGCTAATGCCTATCGCCATCATCCTGGCGGCTAGTGGAGCCTTTTGTATGTCTTGCTCAGTTATGGATTTTAGAATGCGATGTTGCAATCCTGTAAGTATATCAGCTCT